ACCCTTACGACGTCCTGCAAGCAGACTTCCAGCGCAGAGTCTGGGACCCGATGCAGCACAAGGAAGTATCCGTGGAAGAGTGGGAGGCGAGCTGGAAATAATCCATGAAACGCCTCTATATTATAAACGGGAAATACCTTGGCCAATCCCCAGTCCCCGCGCATCTCTCCTGGCAGACCAATCTGCTATGGTATTGCGACAATTGCGGGGAAGTGTATGCAAGACTCCCGGTGGAGGATGCTCCGGGCGGGGATCGCTGCTGGCAAGCGATGGTTGGGGTTTGTGGGAAGTGCCAGCCCCGGCCTATGTTAAGTCATCGCTCCCCCGGCTCGATCTGGGATACAGTCTTCAACGGCTTGCATAAAGATTTCCCGGAAGAGGTACTGCGGTATGAGCTATTGCTATTAATTGATAATATTGAAAAGGAGCTACCACAAGATGACAATGCCTGAAAACACCATCCCCGCGCCAACAACCCTCCCTGGAGTGAACATCCTCCTGATGGGGCCAACAGGTACGGGCAAGACCCATTCAATCGGGACTCTAGTAGACGCGGGAATCGAGGTCTTCTACTTCGCCTTCGAAGCGGGCACGGAGTCCTTAATCGGATATTGGGCGGACAGCGGCAAGCCCGTCCCTTCCAATCTCCACATCATAACCGTTAAATCCGCGTCCTCAACCTGGGGGGATATGGCAGACTCCGTGGGCTATGTCAACAAGCTGGCCTACGAGAGCTTGAAAAAGATGTCCGATCCGAACCGCAGCAAGTACAACCAGTTCGAGCAATTCCTCCGCACCTTCAACAATGTGACGGATGATGCTGGGAATACCTACGGCTGTATTGACACATTCGGGGCGGATAAAGCAGTTGTAATCGACGGGCTAACCGGCCTCTCCAACGCTGCGATGAAAACGGTAGTCGGAGGCAAAGCAGACCGGGATCAAAAAGACTGGGGGCTTGCGCAAAACCTCCTGGAGAACTTCCTCCGCAAGATTTGCGATGATTGCATCTGCCATTTCGTCTTGCTCTCCCATGTCGAGCGGGAGGTTGATGAAGTCCTGGGCGGAGTTAAGCTAATGGTCAGCACCCTTGGCAAGAAGCTCCCGCCGAAGTTGGCTCCGATGTTCTCAGATGCGATCCTAACCGTGAGGAATGTTGATAAGTGGTATTGGGATACTGCCTCGGCGCTGGCGGATGTGAAGACCAGGAACTTACCGATCAGCAACAAAAACAACCCAGACTTCCGAGCAATATTGGATAAATGGGAGAAGAGGGGAGGAAGGCGATAATGTCTAATATACGTACAACAACACAGATCTATCTCAACCACCTTGGGGAGTGCTGGACTAGGCTCTGGTACGGGGAGAAAGTCGGCGGGGAAGTTCGGCAAGCAATGCGAGAAATCCGAACGCCGAAGAAAGTAGCAAAGAGCTTTATGGAGGGGAGGTCTAATAATGGCTGAACTCGCTATTAAAATCGACTGCGGTGCAGATAAATGCATGAAATGTCACTTAATGGTAAATCGCAGTTTATATAGTCCGTACTTTTGTCAGCTATTCTGTAAAGAACTTTCCGGGTCACCATCCGGTCCATATCGCTTAGATGAATGTAAAAAAGCAGAGATAAAGGAGCTACGATGAGCCGTGTTTATGAAGAAGACAGAAAGGAAAACTGTGCTATTGAGCCTGCCTCAGCAGCTGATGAATTATTGGCCTTTGTGTCAGAAATTGATGTCTTAGCAGGGGAGGTGGAAGCCAGGGCGATGTCAAAATTAAATAGAATTATGTGGCCGGATACTTCAAAAACCGCCCAGGTTACTGATAAAGGCCCTCAAAGGGTATATCCGCTGCTCTTTGAGGACCTGGAAGCAAGATTATCAAGTATAAAAATATATCTAAACAGTATACAAGATTTACTCAAGCGAGTAGCACTGTAACAACCAGGGCATAAGCCCAAACCAACAACTCAATAAGAGGTAACACCTATGTTCGATGTAGACAATTTCCTTAACCAAACCGTAAACAATTCCAATGACACTTCCCTTATCAATCCTCCCGATAATATGTCTGGCGACGGATATATGATTCTCGCAGGAAAAGTAGATTGCAGAACCTGGCAGAAGAAAGATGATCCTTCCGTTTCCGGCCTCGCCCTCGATATCCAATGGGAAATCCAAGACGAAGCGGTTAAAACCTTCTGCGGAAGGGATAAGATCATTTGCAAGCAAGGCATTATGCTGGACCTCACCGATTCCGGGGAACTGGATATGGGCAAGGGGAAAAACGTTGGCCTTGGCAAGCTTCGCGAAGCCCTCGGCCTCAACACCCCTGGAGAGCCTTTCTCCTTCAGCATGATCACCGGACGGCTGGCGAAGGGATTCGTGCAACATCGGGTTGTAGGGGAAGATATTTATGCGGAAATTAAGAAGGTGTTGAAGGCGTAGGAAGACGCTTCTATCTAATACAAACAACTTTAAAGGAGGAGTTGAAAAATGATACAACCAACAATTGGAAGGGTAGTTCTTGTTCATCGTGGAATATCAAATCAAGCAGAGCCAGCCCTTGTCTGTTATGTACACAGCGATAGGCTGATCAATGTAGGTGGATTCGGGAAAAATGGGGATTCGTTTGCCATTAAGAGAATTCAGCTACTGCAGGATGGGGATGTGGCAACGGACGAAAACAGGTACGCTGAATGGATGCCATATCAGAAGGCTCAGGCAGAGAAAGATAAGGGTTAATCGTAGGGATTAATCTATAATAATCCGCCGGAGATTGGGACGTTCTATTTGCCCCTCTCCGGCGTTTTTTATCCTATGCATACAACCACACCGGGGAGAGGTCAATCGTTAAACGGCGACCCCAAAACCCCATATAGAAATTGAAATGGAGGCACTAAATTGAACACAATCCCAATTTCCTCAATCCTAATCTCCCCGAACCGCCAACGCCAGGAGTTCTCCCCTGACTCCCTAATGGAACTAACAACCTCCATTGCGGAAATCGGATTGCTCCACGCTCCGGTTGTCAGGGAAACCCCCGAAGGCCTAACCCTGGTTTCCGGCGAACGCCGCTTGCGCGCAATCGAAGACCTTTTCATGCTTGGTCATTCCCTGTTCTATAACAATAAGGTAATTGAACCCGGCTCGGTGCCATATGTAACGCTGGGGGAGTTATCTTTCCTAGAGGCAGAGGAAGCGGAGCTGGATGAGAACCTTAAGCGGAGAGACTTGACTTGGCAGGAGTTGGCAGCCGCGCATGAGAGGTTGCATAAGCTGCGGCAGAAACAAGTACTCGCACAACCCCATGAAGTCGGAAAGCCTCCTGAATGGTCCGTAGCCGACACCGCCAAGGAACTCTCCGGCCGTTCCGACGGCGCTTATCAAGATAAAGTCCGCCGGGAACTTATCGTAGCCAAGCACCTCGGCAACCCGGAGATTCAAAAAGCAAAGACCGTCGACGAAGCCTTCAAGTTGCTCAAGCAGCAGGAGAATCGAGAGCGGAATATCGCTCTGGCGGAGGAAACCGGAAAGACATTCTCTTCGGCAATCCACGATCTATTCAACATAGATTGCTTGGAATGGATGCGCGCGTATGCTGATGGCATGGCAGACCACCCCGGTTCCGGTATCGACGTAATTTGCACAGACCCTCCCTATGGCATGGGAGCGGATTCCTTCGGCGATGCTGCTGGGAAGCTCTCTGGAATCGAGCACCATTACGATGACTCTCGGGAAGCTTGGATTGGTCTAATGGAGGCCTGGTGCCCATTGTCCTATCAAATCTGCAAGCCCCAGGCCCACGCCTATGTGTTCTGCGATATCCTGAACTTCGCCGATCTAAAAACATTGATGCAACAAGCCGGATGGTATGTTTTCCGCACTCCCTTCATCTGTGTCAAGCCGAACTCTGGTCGCGTCCCGTTGCCAGATCAAGGCCCGCGCCGGCAATACGAAACCCTGCTTTATGCGATCAAAGGGAAGAAACCGGTAACCCATATCTATCCTGATGTTATCTCAACCACCGCGGATGAGCAGCTATCCCATGGAGCACAGAAGCCTGTGGCATTGTTCAAGAACCTCTTGCAGCGGTCGGTGCGGCCCGGCGATACCGTCCTGGATTGCTTTGCCGGGACTGGGCCGATCATCCCTGCTGCCCACCATTTCCAATGCAAAGCGATTGTGCTGGAGAAAGAGAAGGAATATTATGCAATCTGTTGTGAGAGGCTGAAAGCCTTGGAGGAAGGGGATAATGCCAGTATTTGAAGATATTGAAGTCACTGTCTCTACTTCTATAGATTTCGAAGTCTTCTGTGGCACTTGCGGCGCGGGTCTGTGCGATCAATCTGACACAAGACATTCCAGAAGTCGCGTACATGCCCAGGTAACTGTGAAAGTCTGCGAGGATTGCCTTGAAACCGCTAGGCAGGAAATTCGAGAAGATCTTGAGAATCAAATAGAAGGGTTGCAAGAAGAGCTAAGAGAACTGAAGGAGAAACTTAATAATGTCTAAAACCCCCAGGCCAATCGGCCCACTCCCTTCCCGCATCATGCTGGTGGATGAGTGCTTCCGCAAGGCAGATTTGGAATCCGGCGAACCCTTCTCCGGTTACCTCGGCGGGGAATTGGGCAAGCTCCTATCCGAGGTCGGAATCCAGCTAAGCAATTGCTACTCAACCTGGGCGGTGCGGCAATATTCCCCGGACGGAGGGCACTCGTTTTTCGCTCAGCGAAAGAAAGACATTACCGCGATGCACAAGGACCTGCATGGCAAGCCGGCACTCAACTTCGTCCATGAGGCACAGGAAATCCTAGCGCGGGAGATTGAATCCTGTCAGCCGAATGTTATCATAGCCTTTGGCAATACGGCGATGCTGCTCTTAACCGGGAAGTGGGGGATTACCAATTGGAGAGGCTCAACCCTCCCTTGCATCCTCCCCGGCCTCTCCTACCAGCCCAAGGTAATCCCCGTCTACCCTATCGGCCGCATAATGGCGAAGTGGGAATGGAGGCCGATTGCGCAGCAGGATTTGAGGAGGGTAATTAAGGCAAGCCATAGTAGAGAACTAATCCACCCGGATTACAATTTCATAATCCGCCCGGATTTCGGCACCGCTTTGGCCACCCTGGAAACCCTACTCCGCTCTGCCGATCGCGGCCCCTTGAAGCTCGCGGTGGACATCGAAACCCGCTCCTATCAGATAGCCTGTATGCAGGTCGCGTGGTCAACCCTCGATGCAATCTGTATCCCCCTGATGTGTGTTGAACGAATAGAAGGGTATTGGACCCTGGACGAAGAAACCGTACTTATGTATAAGCTCTACAAGCTCCTAACCCATCGCAATGTGGCAGTAGTCGGACAAAATTTCCACTACGATGAGCAGTATTTCGAACGGTATTTGCTGTTCCTTCCTGCTTTGCTGCGCGACACCATGATCTCCCAGCACGCGATGTTCTCAACCATGGAAAAAGGGCTGGATTTCCTATCATCCATGTACTGCGAATACCATGTATATTGGAAGTCGGAAGGGAAGGAATGGACAGCGGATATGGATGAAGAGCAGCTCTGGAACTATGGCTGCAAGGATGCGGTTATCACCTACGAGGTTGACACGGCACAGCAAGCGGCAATCGACAAGATGGGACTCCGCGCGGTGGCTGATTTCCAGAACAAACTCTTCTGGCCGGTGCTGGAAACAATGGTTCGAGGAATCCGCATAGATAAAGAGGAACGGAATCGCTTCGCTATGGTGTTGTTTGAAGAGATCGCCGCGCGCGAGAAATGGATATTCGACCTCCTGGGCTATGTGGTTAATATCCGTTCCCCGCAGCAAATGCAAACCCTATTCTATGAGGACCTGAAACAGAAACCGATTCATAAACGGGTGACTCGCGCTGTTACAACCGACGATGAAGCCTTGCGGAAGATTGCCGAGCGGGAGCCGTTGCTCAAGCCCCTCTGCAATAAGATTTCCGAAATGCGCAGCCTTGGGGTATTCCTCTCAACCTTCGTTCGGTCAGGATTAGACATCGACGGAAAAACCCGGTGCATGTTCAAGACCGCGGGCACCGAGACATACCGCTTTGCCAGTTCCAAGAATGCATTCGGCTCTGGGATGAATTTACAAAATATACCGAAAGGCGGGGAAGAGGACGATGGATTGGTCTTGCCAAACATCCGCACCCTATTCATCCCGGATTTCGGCTTCGAGTACTTCGACATTGACCTAGATTCCGCGGACCTCCGAGTTGTCTGCTACGAAGCGGGAGTTCCGGAAATGAAGGCGATGATCAATGAGGGGAAGAAGGTATATGTGGAAGTTATGAAGGAGTACTATAATGACCCAACCTTAACCAAGCACTCCCCGCAGTACGGGACATTCAAGTCCTTCTGTCACGGCACTAACTACTTGGGAACCTCCGCAGGGCTTGCCGACCGCCTGGGCCTCTCCCGGCATATCGTGGATGAGCTGCAGAAATGGTACTTCGGGAAGTTCCCGGAGATCAAGGCTTGGCATGAGAAAATCAAAAACCAAGTGCTCACTCGCCGCATGGTCAGCAATGTTTTCGGATACCGATTCTATATCTTCGGAAAGATCGAAGGAACCATAATGAACCAAGTAATCGCGTGGATTCCACAATCAACCGTTGGCTGCTTAATCAACCGCATCTACATGAACATCTACGAAAACCTGAAGGAGGTTGAAATCCAATTGCAAGTGCATGATTCCTTGGCCGGGCAGTATCCAATTGCTAAGGCCGAGTGGTGCAGGAAGAGGATAATCGAAGAGGCACAGATTGTGCTGCCTTATTCCGACCCTATGATTATCCCGGTCGGCATTAAATATTCAACTAAGAGTTGGGGGGAGTGTGGATAATGCAAACATACATCGTCAGATCAAAGAAGCAAATGATAGCAACCATTAACCACGTCGCAGGGCAATCCGCGCGGATAGAACTCCTCAACTCAGACTTCCATATGGGGATAAAAGCCGACATCACCGACAAGGCTCGAACCAAGTTAATAAATCGCATCAAGCAAATGCCAAGATCAATCTGGGAGGGCGGAAAATGACGAAAAAATTAGCTTTAGTTGGAGTTAAAAAAGGTCGATTAGTTTGCATAAAGGAGCTTGGCAAAAAGCTTTTATGCAAATGCGATTGCGGAGTTGAGAAAGAAATCTATAGAGGAAATTTCATTGCTGGTTATACTTCATCTTGTGGTTGTTACAGAGATGGTCAAGTTTCAAAAGCTAATACAGTCCATGGAGAGCGCCAAAACCCAATTTATTATATTTGGCAAGCTATGAAAAGAAGATGTTATAATCATATGCATAGG